AAATGAATCGTTTATTTAATCAGTTTTTTCTTAGTCTTGAGCGTGGGAAGGTTATCTTGTTCGCTAACGTATCTGTTGGCGCAACAGGAGCGCCTACCCTTAACGCAATTAAATCAAAAGGCGTAGCGACAGTGGTACGCAACAGCGCTGGTAATTACACTGTAACCCTGAATGACAAGTACGTTGATTTGTTCCATGTAAATGTGAACTTCATTAACGCGGCTGGCGCTGGGGTTGCATACGTTTACACCGAAAGCCAGGACGTTGACGGTGCGAAAACTATCGTGTTCCAGTGCAAAGATTTGTCCGGTGCGGCCGTTGATCCTTCTTCTGGAACAACTATGCAAATCGAGATGAAGCTTAAATCTTCAACTGCACCATAAGGAGCAAGTGATGTTTCCAATTGATAAAAAGAAAACCGCTATGGTGATCTTGGCCAAGATGGGTAAAGACGGCAAATCTGAATCCATGGAAGCTAAGAACGAAAAAAGCGAAGATGAAAGCTCTGCTGAGTACAAGGCAATTGCCGAAGATATGATGCAAGCAATCTCTGATAAGTCTGTAGACAAAATGGTTGAAGTGCTCAAAGCTTTTCATGAGTGCATCAAATACCACGATGTTGAACAAGACGAAGAAATGGAAAAAGAAGAGGACTAATTTAAAATGGCTACTACGATGACTTTGACAGAACTTAAAAACGCTGTTCGTCAGCGTAGTGATATGGAAAATAGCCAGTTTGTAAAAGACACTGAGCTGACTTCGTATATCAATCAAAGCTATTTTGAATTGTATGACCTATTAGTACAAAAGTACGGGGATAACTACTTTGTAGCGTCCCCGTACTCATTTACTTCTGACGGCGTGAATGACGAATACACATTGCCGACAGACATGTATAAGCTTCTCGGCGTTGACCTTGCGCTGTCTAACAGCACTGATTCCTGGGTAACGATTAAGCCGTTTAACTTTGCCGAGCGTAACCGCTACGCCGTACCTAACTTCCAAAGCTTTTACGGTATTACAAACCTTCGTTATCGCCTGATGGGTAACAAACTAAAGTTTACTCCAATACCACAAGCCAATCAGCAGTTTAGATTGTGGTACGTTCCACGTCTAACTACTCTTGTAAACAACACAGACACAGTAGACGGCATTTCAGGCTGGACTGAGTACATTATCATCGATGCGGCAATCAAGTGCTTGCAAAAAGAAGAAAGTGACACAAACGTACTGATGGGCCAAAAGCTTGCCATCATTCAGCGAATTGAAAACGCTTCTGAAAACCGCGATGCTGGTTTTCCACGCACAGTGGCTGACGTTTCCTTCAGCAATTACGAATGGCCATACGGTTCTGGCTCTGGATCTTACTGATGTCTACAAGGGCACTAGCTAACGTCCAGACAACCGATTTAAAGCTCGAGCAAATCCAAGCGTCCACTAGGACCGCCACGCAATCTCAACGGTCAAACCCAATTAACGGTGGCACTACTTTGACAAGTGTAAACCTAAACGCTGGTGACAATACAATCCCGCATAAATTATCGCAAAAGCTTCAAGGCTGGTTTATCGTTAGATTACGAGGATCGGCTACAATTTACGACAAACAAGACAGCAATCCTTCGCCTGACAAGAATCTAGTGCTCAACAGCTCGGCTTCTGTCACGGTAGACATATTTGTATTTTAAAGGGGTTAAAATGGCACTTGATAAGCAAAACCTTAGTATCAGTTTTAGCAAGGGCGTGGATACAAAAACGGACAACAAGCAAGTTGTTCCAGGAAAGCTTCTTAACCTTGAAAACGCTGTATTAAAAAAGGTCGGCAAGTTTGTTAAACGGTTTGGCTACGGTGTCATTGCAAACAATTTTGGTCTGTCGAAAGGGAATGCCCTTGCTACGTTTAAAAATGAACTTGTGGGTTATGACGGCGCATACCTTTATTCATACGCACAGGCTGGCGATCGATTGTACATTAAGGGCGATAAAGTTGCTGTAGACATTGCTACTCAGTCTATTGCTCGCAATAGCTACGAACAAACAAACCCAGATTGCGCCTATCATTCAAGCGGTGTCAGCGTATTTGCTTGGGAGGATTCGTCCGGCGGTGTTCGGTACTCAGTTTTTGACGTTGCTACTCAACAGACTATCGTTTCAAACTCTGCGATTTCAGGCACTGGAACAAAACCTAAAGTTTTAACAATTGATGATTACGTTTTAATCTTTTTCTTGGACGGCACGAATCTTAAATACATTTCCATTGATACCGACACCCCATCACTTTTGGGTGCTGAAGTAACCGTAGGCACAGGGTGTGTGGGATACTACGATGTAAAGTTTTTTAACTCCCTGATGTACGTTGCCTATGCCACAGGATCAACAGCGTCCATTTTCACCCTAAACTCGGCGTTAGTGCAATCCGGTGTGCTGACCGTATCCGCCACGCCTTCATGTTTAGGAATTTTTAGCGACACAAGCAACAACTTCTATTGCATTTATAACGAAGTTAACAGTGTTAAATACTTTGTTTATAATTCGTCACTATCAACACAGATTCTTGCACCTACGGTGATTGAAACAGGCACAGCACCTTTTGTTAATGTCACAGGATACACTGACGGCCCTGTTGGATACGTGTTTTACGAAGTGACAGGTGACATTCCATCTAATCAATATATTAAAACGGTAAACTTAAACACAACAGGGGTACTTAGCACACCGGTTGATTTTCTACGCTCTGTTGGCCTCTACTCTAAAGTGTTTAAAAACAGCGATAATAAATTCTTTTTAACGGTTACGCATCAAAGCGACCTTCAACCGACATATTTTGTTGTTGATACGTCTGGGAAGGTGGCTTCCAAGGTTGCGCCAGCACTCGGCGGTGGGCTTGCAACAACAGGATTGCTTGCCGAAGTAAATGAAGTAAGCACAGACAACTTCCTGATGGCTTACGAGTACAAGGATTTTGTCCAGTCTGTCGCTGGTGACGTTACAACACAGACCGGGATCAATAGCTTAACGCTGAAATATGGCCAGCCTATTTTGAACGAAGAAATCGGCAACAATCTTCATTCATCCGGTGGGGTGATTTCATCTTACGACAGTCAAACGGTGAACGAGTTAGGCTTTCATCTGTATCCAGAAAACATAAATGTTTCGTATGAAAAAAACGGTGGATCTCTTGTAGAGGGTGTTTACAGTTATGCGGCAACTTATGAGTGGACCGACTCGCAAGGGCAAATTCATAGAAGTGCTCCATTTTATGAAACATTAAGAATTGAAAACAATAATCAATACTTTATAGTTAATCCAGCAACAACCACGCTCGGCACGAGCCTATACACATTTTACTTTCAAGCAACAACTAACCCATTTTTTGATACAGGTCCTATTGAGGACAGTATGCAAAACATTTATATAGGGAAAAAGATTTCTATTCCAAACTATGTAACTGGTTATGTAACTGGCGTAAGTGATTTAAGGTATCAGCCATCCAGTCCGAGCGATTTTTTAAGAATTTATTTTACTGGGTATATTAATACAAACGTAAGCGGAAAACTAACAGCAACAGGATTGCCACAATATGGATATGTTGCTAATTCAACAATTGGGTCAGAACAAATACAGTTTTCGGAAGTAAATTTTTTATCCTTTGCTGGGTATGTGAATGCCGGATCAAACACAATTTATTTAAATAATACTAAAGGTATGTTTGTTGGAATGCGCTTGTTTAGTTCAAACAGCGCTTTTACAACAGGTACACATATTGTAACAAATGTTTATGACGATCGTGTTGTTTTAGGTACAACGGCATCCAACACTAAAACAAACAGTATTTTTCACTTTATTCATCCATTGTATGGCCCTCCTAGCGGAACAGTTTCTTCATTTAGCTATAACTCAAACGTGTATGGGCCAATGAATTATTTTATTGGGCAAAAGGTTTACCGTTTTACAGTAGCAACAAATGCAACAAACCCAGATACCGCATTTACTACAATTACAGGGATTACAAATATAGGTAGTGGATTGTACACAATTACTTTAGCAACGGCTTTAGATTTTGCGGCGCAAGTTTATTGTGTTGGTTTGTTTCCTACTGGTGAATTGTTTGAAAAAGAATCAGCAACAATGAGTGCATCATTTAACAATCCAGTAACAATAAATGAATTGTTTAATACACCGGCGCAAATTGCCAATAAAAATGTCGTTTTAAACAAAGAAGCAACAGCCACAGGAAGTACAGAATTGTATGTTGATGCTTTTGCATCCCCTGGTATTACTGTTGATACACTTCGTGTAACTGGCAAAGATAATGCCGTAATTAACCTATACCGAACGGCTAAAAACGGAACGGTTTATTATCAAGTAACTTCAGTGAATGGCGTAATTAATGACAAAACCGTTGATCAATTAACCATTGTTGACGGTGTGCCGGACGAAGTTTTAATTGGAAACCAACAGCTTTATACTACTGGCGGTGAAGTGGAAAACATTGCTCCACCGGCTGGCGATGTAATTGGCACGTTTAAAAACAGATTGTTGATTGTTCCAAACGAAGATGCACTTTCATTCTGGTACTCCAAGCAAGTGCGGGTTAATACGCCGATTGAGTTTAACGATTCTTTTGTCCAGCGTGTGCCAGAAAAGGGCGGTGCGATCACGGCTCTTCAGCAAATGGATGACAAGCTGATTATCTTCAAGCAAGATTATGTTTTCGTCATGGTCGGTGACGGCCCATCTGTTAGCGGTGTAAACAATGACTTTACTGATCCACAATTGATTACGGCAGACGCTGGGTGTCTGGACAAGAAGTCTGTTGTCGTGTTGCCTACTGGGTTGATTTACAAGTCACAAAAAGGCTTCTATCTTCTTGATCGTGCGCTGAACGTAAAATACATCGGGGCTGACGTTGAAGCATTTAATGCTCAAACCGTTACAAGTGCGATTATGAACGAAACCGAAAACCAAGTGCGCTTCACACTTGAAAGCGGTGACGCTCTTGTTTATGACTATTACGTTGAACAGTGGGCTGTATTTAAAGATATTGATGGGGTTGATGCCGTCAATTTCCAGGATCAATACACCTACCTTGTGCCAACAGGTGAGATCAGAAAAGAAAATACAGCGTTTACAGATGACGGTGATTTCATCCCAATGAAGATTGAAACCGGATGGCTAAACCTTGCCGGTCTTCAAAACTATCAACGGATTTATCACATTATGTTAGTCGGAACGTACAAGTCACCGCACACATTACAGGTGCAATTGTACCGTGACTTCATCGAAACGCCGTTTGAAACTGTAACCATTCCAGTCAATACAGCGCCGACAAAATATCAATACAGGATTTTCCCAAGCATTCAGAAGTGTGAAGCAATTAAAATCAAAATTACAGAGCTTCAGTCTGCACCTTATGGTGAAGGTTTTGACATTTCTGCTATTAACATTGAGCTGGGCGTGAAACGTGGCCAGAACAAGCTTTCGCCTGATGAATCCTATGGCTGATCCACGGATGTTTCAGCTTGAAGATTATAGTCAGATGGAACGGTGGGGGAATGCCAGGGATGTCAAACCCCCGCCGATTAATCTTCTGTCAGATACTGGGTTGATTGTTGATGATGTTGCGGTTGGGTTCTTGTACATCACAAACAGTGATTTAGGCATAATCGAAGGGTATTTAACTAACCCAGAAGCTGACAAATTTGATAGGCACAAGGCTTTAAATGGTATTACACTTGAATTGATTGAGATGGCAAAAGATGCCGGTTGTAAGCTGTTAAAGTGTGACACAAAGCTTAACGAGATAGTAACAAGAGCAAAAGATTTTGGATTTGTAGAATTAGGTCAATATAAGACCTTTGTAAAGGAGCTATAACATGGGCTTTTTGTATCAGGATACTGAAGCGACAAGTGCGCAAGCGATGGGCGGGGTTTCAGCTTTAGAACAAGCAAGAAGGCAACAAGGCGGGTTAGCGCAAGCTTTGCAACAACAGTATTTAGGTACTGGTCCGAGCGCGGCACAAGGGATGCTTCAGCGTGGATCTGAAGAAGCGATCAAACGATCGGCAGGAGCACTTGCTTCACAACGTGGAATTAATCCAGCACTTGCACAACGTCTTGCTTCTCAACAAGCATCAGAACAAACGCAACAGGCGGCGCAATCAGGGGCAATTTTAAAAGGTCAAGAATCTCAACAAGCGCTTTCCGGTTTGCAGAATTTGTATGGAACAATTGGGCAACAAGCGCTAGGACAATATGGGACAGCTCAACAGGCTTTAAGTGCTCAAGAGGCGGCCAATCAGCAAATGACTGGCAAACTCGTGGGCGGTATAGCGCAAGGAGTAGGCGCTAAACTCGGTATGAAGTTTGCTGAAGGTGGCGTGGTTCCTGGTAAAGCAGAAGTGGACGGCGATAGCTATGCAAACGACAAAGTGCCGGCAATGCTTTCCCCTGGTGAAGTTGTAATCCCACGCTCCAAGGCTGACGATCCTGACAAAGCTAAAGAGTTTATTGATTCAATTATGACTGAAGAGTCGGGTGAAGATGCAAAAGAGGTTACCTATGCCGATGTTTTGGCTATGCAAAAGCAACTTGCTGAAATGATTAAAAAGCTGGGTAAATAACATGCACAAGATCCTGAAAGAATCAGACAGCCATTTCATCGTTGAGCTTCCAAATGGTGTGACCATTAAGGTCGCTAAGAACGGTTTGACCGATAAGGTGAAAGACAAGGTTTTATACCTTGCTGAAGGCGG